AAAACAAATAATATTAATCTTAAATCCATCTATGAAATGAATTTTTCTTTTTTTCATAAACTTCACTACATTATAATTCATATATAACTAATAATATTAGACAAAGAATAATATCATCATAAAATGTATGAATTTTTAATTTCTGAATTTGATGGTTCCGATAAAAAATCAATTAAGCCTATTAAAACTAATCTACCAAAATATGAAGATGAAGAAGAATATCGAAGCATTTTAAAAATGACAAAGATGGCATCGTCTGAAAATATTCCTGAACAAATGATTACTAATATGGCAGCATTTACAAATTTACCACCTTCAGATCAAATGTTAAGTGCTATGGATTATCTTACTAACATACCATCAAAAACAAGATTTAGAACTCCTGAAAATGATTATGATGATGAGCTAAAAAGAATAGAACAATTATCACTTCAATCTCGCAGACGAAGACAAGTATCCGTTAATCAAATGGATAGTGATGAAAATATTGCTACAGCTACTTTTATGGCTTCTTCTTCAAATGTTTCTAAATTAACTCAAAATTGTCTTAGATTTCTTAAAGGCGAAACCTTTAAAAAGTGAATATTACGTAGTATTATTTATTGATTGTCTTTTAATAAATATTTAAATTTATTTTAACAAATTATAATGCCAAAAAAATCGCTAGGAAAGATTAAATATTCACAAATGTTAAAATTTATTTGTATTGCAATTATAATATTTTATGTGTTCAAAAAAATGTCATTTGAAAATTTGACAATTCTCAAAGATTTTCTTATTAAAATGCTGATCAGAGGTATCGATTAATTGAATGATTAATATTAAAAATAATTACAATAATTTTATATTTCAGTTTTAAAAGAACTAAACTTGTCCTTCTTCTCTTTCTTGATTATGTCCTTCTACATCTGATTTAATTTTGTTTTTTGATTCTTCATATCTATATTGTTTAATTAAATATTGTCTACATAATGTTTTACAAGCGCAGCATAACATAATTATTAGTACAACAATCATAACAAATACAATAGGCATTGCCCATATATATGAGTTACAATTCTCAAATTTAGAATTTTCTTCACATGCATCCAATGAATAAACAAACATAGTTAACAGAATCATATAAATACCTGCTAATAAACTTCCACATACTACACATCCAATAAATGTTGTATACATACATTCACAACATTCATCACAACATTTATCACATTCTTTCATATCCTTATCAGCTTTTTGTTCTGGTGTCATTATTAGTGTTTTTTTTTGATTTTTTTAACAATTTAATTATTCATTCATTTAATTATAAAAAAATGATTCAATTTTCCAAACAAAGTTTTATTAACTAATAGTTTGCTAATTCAATTTTAGGCTTATAAGCTTTAATCGCTTTTTTAATTCTATTCATTAATTCAATCATTCTTGCATATGTGTGTTGGTTCCGATTAAGAAAACGTATTTCATCTGTATTAATCCAACGAACTTCTTCTATTTCACGATTATTTTCATAACAATGGAATAAATCAGTCGGTTCCCAATTTGGATCAACAATAGCTACAAAATAATCGTTGTTATATAAGCAATTATTATTTATATAATTTACTTTAATTGGTTCAATTTCATGAATAATTTTGTAATTCTTTGCAATACCATTTGTCTCTTCAGTAAATTCTCTCATTGCAGCATCTAAAGGTTTTTCATTTTCATCAGGTCGTCCTTTAGGTATTTCCCAAATTGCATCTGAAGATGAACTATGTGCGATCAATTCTTTCAATAATTTTCCACCATCTTCGATTAATTCAGTAAACCGATTTTTTTTGCTGATGTATGTTTGAAATTCTTTTTCTTTAGCGGAAAGCATTTCGTTTTCATTAATATCACCAATTAATCCTTCAGTAAAAGCTAATTCAAATCGTTTTTTACCTGTTGGTCTTTTTAATTTAACTCTATTTTTATTTAGAACATTTGGATCTTCCGGAACATTTAAAACAATCTTACACCACAATTTATCAAAATTCATTTCAAGAATAAGTAATTTTTCCTGAAATGTCATGCTATTAAATAACTCTTCTAGTTTTTTCTTATCAAATTTTGGATATTTTCCAAATACAAATTCAAAGAACGAATATGTATATTTCTTTTTAACAAATAACACATGAAATCTGTTGTTGATAAATTTACATACAGCTAATCCATAAGATTGTTTTTGTCGTTGTTTTTCATCTATTGGCTTTCTAAAATTTTCATCTTTATTTGGTTCATCCATTTTTATTTTTTTATTTAAATCTTCATAATGTATAACTCTTATAATACTTTAAATAAAAAATGTCTGAATCTAATATTGTTAAAATTATGCAAGATAGTGAAGCAAGTCTTCAAGGATGTGATAAATATATATGACAGTATGAACACAATTATTGAAGCTCAGATTAAATTATATCAAAGATGAAGATAATAATACAGATGAAACAAATTTTCTTTGTAAAAATATCAAAGTAAAGATTGATAAGCAACCTGACGAAAAATCGGATGAATATATTGTAACAGATGGATGTATGTGTCAGCGTTATACTCTTCATTGATAGATTATTTTAGATTTTTATAATAAATTAATATATCTTATGAAAATTGATTTTTTGCATTGAAATAATAAGATATTGATAATATTAAAATTATATATACAAAAAAAACAATGGATAACCAATTACCTGAAGGTGTATCAGTTAGCTGGGAAGAATTAAGTTTCTTTCTTGATAAATATGTTGCTACTGAAAATAAAGACAAATTTCAAGATTGTTGTGTATGTAATAGTAATTGTAACGAATATCCTTATCTTTGCGAACATGCAATCCATTTTGAATGCTCTAAAGAATGGTTAAAATTAAATCCTATGAAAAGAAGATGTCTAGTTTGTAAAGCTCCTATGCGTCATAAAGTATATATGAATATTAAACCAAAAACCATTACGCCTGCTTCGGTTACAGAAGAAGATAGACAAATGTATATGCAGATGAATTATGTAGAATGCCCAGAATGTAAAGTATGGATTGAAAAAGAAGATGGTTGTAATAGTTTAACATGTGAACGTTGTGGAAAAACATTTAATTTTCAGAATCAATTACTTAATCAAAATAATGATGATCATGATCACGATCATATAATTGCACCCATTAGCTGGAATTTAAATAATAATATTATTGATATAGATAATTTTGGTGACTTATTCTTTCGTCAACCAACATTTAATGAAAAAATTAATATTTGGGTTGATAGAACAACACGAAAATATCGCGGAGTTATTTTAATTACTGCAGTTGGTTTACTTGGGTTAAGTTTTGTATCAGTTTTTAAATCATTATTTAAATCAAATACATCGTCTACATCACTAGCTAAATAATTTTAATTATTTATTGTTAAATATTAAAAAATTATTATAAAAAATAATTTTTTTTATCAATCATAATAGGTAATTAAAATCAAACTAAGAAGATTCAACTGATTTAATCAAATATTTATCAATAATATCAATAGTCGGTTGACCAATACTGTTTCGACTATTATTATAATAGTTAAGTGGAATTCCATGTGTATTACAGGTTAAAGGATTCCATTTTAATCTATTATTATTAATTAATGGATTATTAATAACATCTTGAACAATAGGCTTCAAATTATATTGAATGCCTGATCTAGTAATATCTGGTCTGAAGAAGATATGATTAATTGAAACAGGATTATAAATTTGATCTGTATTTTTAACACAAGCTGTCCATTCAGCTTTTGCTGTCATATAATCAATTAAAATTGGTCTTTCAAATCTATTTAATGCTGTAGTATAACCACGTTGAGCATATTTTAATACAGGAACTGCAGGAGCTTTATTAGAACTCATCCAACGATAATCATGATTAATTCCAGTTAATAATGATGATAATGCGCTTTCCATTAATATAACATTATGTCCATCCCAATGTGATCGAACGACACCTAAATGAAATTGTTCAACAAATGTATCGGGTGATTTAGTAATCCAAAATAAATCGATTGGGCGATTCATTCCAGGTCCATAAATCGAATATTTGAAATTATTTACACGACGAATACGCCTAATATAAATTCGCCCATCTGTCTTTTTTTCTGAATTTCTATTAAAATCAGTGTTATTTGCTGCAGCAATTTGCATAGCTCTTTCCCGTAATACTTCAAATAACTCATATACTTTAACTTTAAATTCTTCAAAAGTATCAGTATGAATACTGATATCTAAATCACTTAAAATATTATAAGCAATTGCGTGATCAATTTCATCAGGATAATTACGATTACAGCTCATTAAATCTTCCATCTTTTGAGCTTGATATTGTTCTTCTGTTTGAATAGGTTCAATAAAATTCTTAAGTTCATTATCAGGAATTGATGAATAATCAGGATAATAGCATTTCAAATATTTAATAAATGCATTATCTTCGCGATTTTTTTCATCAGAAGTTTTATAAGCTCCATTTAAAATTGAGTCAAATAAATCATCAATATTGCAAGTTTTTTTTGTTCTTTTGAACAATTCTTCTAATGGATTAGTTGCAATGCATGGAACAAGAATACTACCTGATAATCTTGCATTATATTTAGCAAGATCAATATTATCTAATAATCCATTTGTTGCTAATGATAAGCGATGTTTAAAGCACTCAAGATCATTAATAGTTCTAACACCTTCTAAGAAGAAAGGTAAATAAGATGATTTATACCCAAGAGGTTCCATAAGATGTAATAATGGATGTTTGTCAATTCCAATAATTGGAATATTGTCAGAAATTAACTTAGCTTCTTGTAGAGTAAATGTAAACCTTGCATTTACTGGAACAGAAGAAAATGATTTGATTTCCTCTTGTTTAAGAATATAAGTAGAATAATATAATACAAAATTCTTGAGTTGTTCATTGAAAATCAATTCATTCCATAATTCCCAAAACCAAGTTGTTTTAATAATATGACAACATTCATAAGTCAAAGGAAGAACATATAATAATTTAATGACTAATTGAGATAATCCAGCATGGTATAATAAACTCATAAATGAATGATATTCTTCAAGTTTAGGATAAAATTGAGGTTCTAATAAATCAAATGCTGTATAATTACTGTCTTTTGATTCAGAATTTCTCTCATAATTGGGATCTTTTTTAGGTCTATAAGTAACTGCATCATGAACAGCTTTCTTGATTTCTAAATTTTTCATACCTTTAATAAGTTTTTGATCTTTTTTTTGATCAACCTGATCATTTTTTTGATCAGAAATTTTTAATGGTAAAACTACATTTAAATATAAATCATTCTTAGTTTCTATGGAATGAATTAAATCAATAGCTTTTAATTCTACAGCTCGCCAGCCTTCTTTACGTAAAACAGTGGTTGAAGTAACAGCTTTTTCCGTCAGCTCTTCACCATTCATTTGAGCAGGGTATGGGTTTTCGTTTTTAACTGCTCTAGTATTAATAGTTTTCCATTCTTCATCTGCACAATTAAAATATGGAAATTTTCGTCTGTCCATTTTATCAAAACCACAATCAATTGAATTACTTAATCGAGCCCAAAATGCCTGACTAAACATATCATCAATATATCTATTAATACATTGATGAATTTTATTATCAACTGCAAAATTTGGGAAAACATTACGGATTTTGATAATTAATTCCAGTAAACTTGGTAAGTCAAACTTTGTAATTTGTCTTGTGTCAATATTTGACATAACAAGAATAACATTTGAAATCGATTGATTAATATCAATGGTCTTACCAACTAATTTAATAAAACTATCGTCTTTTTGTGGAACATTATATTGCTCAGATGGATTTTGAGGATTAATAATTTGGATATTTAAATCAAAAGCAGCGTCTGAAAACATTTTTTCTATTTCTTATTGTAATTCTTTAGAATTAAAGATTTAATATTAATTCTTTACAATTTCAATCTTGAGATTGAGTATAATCCGCTGATTTTAAATTCAAAATTGAAATATTATTAAAAAAATATTCAATTCAAATTATTCATATTTGTCACAATATTATTAGCAATGTCATATCCAGACTTATTACAAGAATTGTCTAAATTTAGACAAGCTTATTATTGTAACGAAGAAAAAGCAGATTATTTGTCGAAATTATCAAATTCTTCTAGAAGATCAAATTCTCCAATTATTATTAATAATAATCCATCTCCAATGTATATACCTACTCAACAGCCTGTAATTGTTAATAATAATATTGGCGAAACAAAATTACGCCATAAATCTAATGACTCTGATTCTGATAATATTAAATTAAATGACAAGAAAAAGAAGTCTAAAAAATCCGATAAGACTAAAAAATCTAATGAAGAAAATAAAGCAAGTAATACTAAACTAATACTTTATGCAATTCCAATTGCAGTAGGAACATTTGGATCTTTATATACAGCATCACAAGATGAATATGTTAAACTCATACGAAGTGATATTAAAGAACAAATTCGAGCTGTTAATGATTCCCAATTACGATTTCATTTTGAAGCATGGCTTCATGAATATGAAAATAGAACACATCCTGGATTGGTTGCTAAATTTTCGAGTTTAGTTTCAACTGTTTGTATGGGATATGGATTTTATGATAATAATAATAGCACTAAAACAGTTGGATTTTTTGGACTATTAGCATCAACAGGATATTTATTTTGGCGATATCTAACATACGAAATAAATAAAGAAAAAAAATTATTTGAACAACTTTATAATTATGTGTTAAGTAAAGCATATGTAGTTGTTGACAGAGGTCATCAGAAGTAAATATTAGAATGTCTTATGCATTCATTTCAAATTTAAGATCGGGGTGTGAAAAATAATCTTTAATTACAAATTGTGAACTGATAAGATTATCAACAGTTGATGTAATCATTTCATCGGTAATCATTTCAGATTTTGGATGAGGATTATAAACAAATTCTCTTAAATTATTAATTTCTAATTTTGGAAATTCATAACAGTTTCGATTGAGAATTTTTTTTGCATTTTCCAAATGATTATTATAAATATGCGCATTTCCAATAAACATTGTTAAAGTACCTGTTTTTAAACAGGTTAATTGTGCTAAAATATTAGTTAAAATTGTTGCACTTGTTGCATTCCAACTACATGCAAGAGCAACATCAGAAGAACGTTGATAAAACGTACAATGTAATCTATCTAAATAATCAACATGAAATTGATACAATACATGACATGGTGGTAATACCATTGCATCAAGTTGACCTACATTCCAACCATTAATTATATGTCTACGGCTATATCTAGTACTGGGGTTAATCAAATCTTTAATAATTCTAAGTATTTGATCAATACCACCTTTGGATATTCGTTTAATTGCAATTGGATCAAATGGTTGATCACCAATCCATTGATTATTATTTTGATCTATTCCAATCAAATTAGATATTTTTTCCATAAATCTGGCTCCATCAGGATCTTTTTCATCATAATTACCGCCCCAATGTCTCCATTGAAATCCATAAATTGGACCTGCAATATCTTCTGAATATGTTAATTTTCTTTTCTTAATAGCATCATTAGTTGTATTTCCATTCCAAATACTTACATTATAGGATTTAAGAATTTTATTATCACTATATCCTTTTAAAAACCATAATAATTCTTCGACTATCCATCTAAATGGTATTAATCTTAAAGTTGATAAAGGTAATCTACCATCTTCAATATTAAATTTTAACATACTTCCATAAATAGCTTTATAACCAAATTCAGTACGATCTTTTGATACATCTATTAAGTTTGTAGATTTTAAGATATCAGAAATAAGATTTTTGTATTGATTATCTTCATAATTAATCATAATCGGAATTTCATTAAATTTCATATTATTATTTTCCAAACCTCCAAGAAAAGGTCTTTCATATATTTTTTGTTTAATAGCAGATTCTTTTTCAGGAATCTCAAATTTAAGATATTTTTGCAAATTTTCATTAGACGTTTGTTTAATATCATCATTTTTATTATCTTTGTTTTCATTCCATGGAATTTGTGTTAAATAAATTTTAGAAATTAAATGTTTCATGCTTTTGTAAAGTTCTAATCCGCCAATTACAAATAATTCAATTGGATCTTTTGGAACATATTGATCAATAGACCATTTAGAATATTCTGTTGCAAAAATAGAATGTATATTTTTTAATAAATATTTATGCATTGATTCAATATTTGTAAAAGTTAATCCACTTTGTTGTTTAACTTCTGTAATAATTTCAGATCGTTTAGTAATAACAATATTAATACGATTTGTAAGTAATTTACGACTTGGTAATGACTCAAATGTTTTACTACCCATAATTACAATATTATTCATTGTCAATAATTTAAAATTTCTAAGATCATTCTTAAATAATGCATTTTCAAGCCATGGAATTTTTCCATTAATTGCAATATTATTATTTGCATCGCGAGCAATAATAAACGAATAATTCATTTTAAATTAGTAATCAAAAGTTTAAAGTAATATATTTAAAACAATGCTTATAATTCAAATTTGAAATATTTTAAGAAAAACATACATTCAAGGTTGATTCATTAGTTATTGTTATCTTTCGATTGTGATATTAAAAACTAACAAAAGATGGTCTGGATTATTCCACGTGATAGTGATGAAAATATGCTTAAACAACTTATTTGTTTAATGACAAATATTGAAACTGGTAAATATATTTTTGGTCCCGATTGCAAACTATTAGAAGAAGGAAATCCATTATGTACAAAGCCATTCAATACTTATGAAGATAATTTCATTATCGATGAATATAAATTTGTTAAAGGATATATTCGTTGTACAGGAACAGCCCTTTCTAATTCACTTCTTGAAGATAGAATGCTTCCTATGAATAAATTTATGCCTAAAGAAATTTCATTAGATTTATCATATGGATATCCAACCGCTCATTATAGTGTAGCAAGGGTTCAAATTACCAAAGATTATTCTCGTTTAATTGTTAATAATAATCAACGTCTCAAAGTAATTAAACACAAACATCATTTTATTTGGATTAATGAAACATTCGGATTAAATGATTTTCAAGAATTAAAAACAGATAAAAATATTTGTCCTGAAACTTATGAACTAATGAGATCATTATCTACAATTATTTATGATAATGCTGGTATCTTTATGAACGACCATCATGGACAATTACTATTACCTAGTAAACCTGTATTTCATATTAATTTTCCTGAAGTTTGGCAAATTAGAGGTAGTGATAAAATTGTAAATATTCCTATTCTTCTTTCGAATAAATTTGGAATTCGTCCAAATATTATTAAAAAATTCGAAAATCTCATTCCCGATACAAAGAAATTTGCGTCTAATAGAGCATTCTATAATGAACGAGGAGTTGCTTATCGGTTTGGTGACTCAAGCGAGGGTTTTGAAATTATGGAAGAAAAACCACTCAACGAATTAAATTTATGTGAATTTGATAAAAAAGAATCTATCTTTAAAAAAATTAAAGATCCAGGTGCAATTTACAATATGATTCATTTAAACATTACACCTACTAATATTAGTAACTTAACACTTGATCTAATTCTAAAATTCTTAAGTTGTCATATTTGCTGTACTCCATTATATGATAAATTTTACTATATGTTAGCACCTCATAAAGCAAATATGCCAATTCCACATATTCCAGTATGTCCTATGTGTATGCATTGTAATCATGCTTCTCAAATGAGTAAAGTTATAGTTGGTATTAGTAAATCTCCTTTTACTGCAGGTGATGTAATTGGAATGGTTCCAAAACCAGTAAATGTTAAATATGAGAGTTATGAAAAATACAAACATCTTATGACAATTTTACTAAATACAACAATTGAAATTGATGAAGATAGTCCTACAGGAATCTTATATGAAAATGAACATGCGATCTTAACAAAATGATCAACAAATGCATCTATCGCAGCTAGTTTTAATAATCCTAATGCATCAATTTTTATTGTTAAACTTGAAAAACATATTTAAATGATAATCTATCAATCGAATTCCTTTTCAGTTAATATTAGCTAAAATTAAAAGAAATGAAAAAATTATTTTAAAAACAACTAAATTTGATTTTTTCTTTTTTGAATACATACAATTAATATATAATCATCAATCATTAATTTACTATATAAATTAAAAACATGAATATTAAGCATTCTGTACTACCTAATTTAAGAAATATTAAACTTAATTTAATTGTTGAAGCAATTAATTCAAATGAAGATTCAACTTTATATGATTCAAAAGATATGATAGATATCGCTATGCAATTAGAATTAGCATGTTTCAAAATTGCGACAGAAATTGAAGGAAATAATGAAGGACTTCATAATCCTGATAGTGAGGAAATTTATCATTTGAAAACTGCTAGAGTTGTTGGCTTCTTTGAAGATGAAGATACATTTAAAAAAATTTTAAAAAAAATCCGAAACCAAGAAATTAAAATTTCTGAAATTCCCGACATAAATATCGAAAAACTTTTTCCAGAACGATATATCTATCAACTAGAAAGAATTAGTGAGACAGGTAAAGAAATGCCTGTAAAATATTCAACATTATATCAATGTCGTCGTTGTAAACAAAATAAATGTTCAATTCAAAGTGCTCAAACACGTTCATTAGATGAATGTAATACTATTTTTGTTAATTGCTTAAGTTGTGGAAATGTGTTTACTGTTTAAGAATTTCCTAAAATTTGTCAACTTTACTGTTTGATTATAAATCTTAATTGCGTCCGACTATAAATCTTAATTGCGTCCGACTATAAATCTTAATTGCGTCTACTCATATTATCAACAGCAGTTTGTAATTCATTAATCGTACGTTGAGATTGAATAACCATCATATATAATTCATTAATATTTTTTGGTCGTTTTATCTCCTTAAACATATCAGTTTTTGTATATGCTGGAAGATTTAATAAATTATCATATTGCAATTCTGTAACTGAATTATTCGAAATCTTATGTTCATTATATTTACTTAATTCATGTTCAACTATTTTTTTTACATCTATAAGTAATTTATTTTTAAAATCTTCCAATTCAGTTTTATTATTTTCATTGCTAAGTTTATCTATTGTATTATTTTTGAATAAAAGAAGTTCATCTTTTAATGAAAGAAGTTCTTTTTGTTGTTCTTCAATTTTAACACTAATATTTTTAACTAATTCAATGAATAAATTGTCAATATCAATACCATCAGACATTTCCGATTAATATTATGGTTGGCTTTTTTAATTAAAAAAAATGTTATATATAAAAGAATTTATCTTCCTAATAAAAATATCTAAATTGAAACTTGTATGTTAATTAATGTGCGTTGTATTTTTGCCCATGTAGGATCCCATGCATCACGAACCCATCTTGGTGTAGTATACCACGGTAATTCTTTAATTTTACCCGTATCAAAATCGATGAATTTTTGTCTAACAAAATTCATATAATAATAAAAAACAACTATAAGTACAGTAGCAATACAACAAGCAAATAGTAAAACTAAAATTGAATTCATTATCTTGTATTATCAGTCAATGTTTTAAATATTAAATAAGACAATATACTTATCAGAATATTATAAATATTTGATTTATAAAAACTATGGATCTTAATCTAGATTTGTCTTTTGTGAATAAAGCTTTTCAAAATCTAAAAACTACTGAAGTTAAAACAGATGGAGGAAATGAGAAGAAACCATCATATTACAATTTAAGAATTGGATTTCATACAAGTAAAGATAATCATTCAGGATTAATTGAGCCATTAGAAATTGATCATAAAGAACTTTCTAAATATTTTAAAAGAACTGCGGCTCAAATTTTTACACAAATTCCGCAAACAACAGCATTTATTAAAATGGAAGATCCTGGAATAATTACAGATTTTGCTCATAAAAAAGATATGAAACTTATTATCCATACGCCTTATGCAATGAATGATTTTTGGAAATCTGGTGATCTTACAAAATTAAACGTATCACTTGATAATGCAAAAAAATTTATGTATAACCAAGCTAATCAACTTATAAAACAGCTTGATGGTATGGTTGTACATCTTCCAAAATTAAATGCATTTCAAGTAGCTGATGTTATTTCTAATCGATCAACACCTGAAGTAACAATTCTTTTAGAAAATCATGCATACAAACCAGATGATGGCAGTTACGAATTACCATCAAAACTTAATAAATTAACAGAAGAATTAAATAAAGCTAAAGTTCAAAATTGGGGGTATTGTATTGATACAGCTCATTTGTTTGTACAAATTAGTCGAGCTGACCGTGAAATCGGTTATAAAATTGAAACACTTCCAGGAATGTCACGCTGGTTAAACGAATTAACAACAGAAACACGAGAAAAAATTAAATGTTGGCATCTTAATGGATCAATGAATCCTGCATCTAGCTATGATGATAAACATGCTATTCCAGTATTCGGTTTAAATCATAAATTAAAACCTATTCCAAATCCGACAGGTAAAGCTAAGGCTAAAGATTTAGAAGCTGGATATTGTAGAGATTATATGTGGGGTGATTTATTAATGAAAGAAGAAATTATTAATGATGGTATAGATTCAACATTATCAGATCAAATTGAGGCATTAGAAGATAGTAGTTTAATTCCCATTCTTAAACATGCTATGCACTATGATATTCCAGTTATTTTGGAAATTAATAGAGGTAATGAAGATGATGTTCAGGGTTGTTTGAAAGTATTTGCAGCATTAGAAAAAAATATTTTAGCTGATAAATATTAATAATAGTCAGAAGATATTAGTTATTAATTGGATGGTCTACTATATCATTTAATAAATTTGCCCATTCATCAATTTCAATATTAGCATTTTGTTCTTCATTGATTTCAGGCTCATTCATAATTTTAGTGAACAATTCTTGATATTCTGGTAATATTGAAAAATTAGCTATTTGATATCGTTCTTCGTTTATTCTATTTTTTATGAATTTAAATTCACCTCGAAGAAATTCTTCTTCGGAACGAAATCGGGGTAATTTTGAATTAAATTCGTTCTCATCTCTATAAAGTCGGTAATAAAAATTATTAGGCATTTTTAAAATTACAATATTTTAACTATATTTTTTCATTTTTAAATTAAAATAAATCTTCAATATGATCATTAGCATTTTCTATTGGACCTAAATTATTAATAATTTGATCAATAATATTATTATGTTCATCTACATTAGGATCATTTAAAACTTCATTAAATAATTCCTGATATTCAGGTAATATTGACATATTAGCAATATGAATTTTGCCATCATTTAGTTGCGATTTCATAAATTTAAATACATGACGCACTAATTCTTCTTCGTTATCAAAGGCTCTTTCAGGTAATTGAAAACTAAATTCTTTCTCTTCATTTCTAAATTTAACACAAAGAAAATTATTAATAGGATCTCTGTATAAAATATAGAAAAAGTTATCAATCATTTTTTTTTTGAGATATGTTTTTAATAAGTTAAAATAGTCTATTATAATTTTATAAAATAATATTTTTAGATAAAAAATAAAATTACATTTATTAATTAAATGATGGTGAAAGCTTATAATTGATAAAGAAGAATGAAATAAATCCCATAAATAATAAAATACTAGCTTCTAACTGATAACTATGATCATTAACTAATAATTCTTTAACAATGCATTCAGGATCATTAACGAACCATCTTAAAATGCAAAGTGGTTCATGATAAGCCCAATTGAAAATGTATGATAGACCATTTTGAATACCCCAAACATTATCTGGGATACAAGTAGGATATTTGTAAGAACGATTTTCATTAATACAAATTGACATAAAATCATACTGTGTAGTTTTTTATAAAAGTAATAACATTAATATGCAAATTAGCATAGAATGGCATACAATTTAGTAGAGGATGAAAATCTCATATTTGAATTTAATTATGATATTGTTTAATAATAATAAAAAAATAAATTCATTTTCATTATATGTAATAAAATTTTAGTTATGTTCGAAATTTGATTTTTTTTATACGCATTATTATAAATAATATATATAAAACAAAAAAATGAACGACAAAATTAAAACTCACCGATCCAAATCTTCTATAATATTATATCATTACAATTGTCCTGATGGTATATTTGCAGCTGAACTTATTCAAAAAAACTTCTTATTTCAATACACACCATGTAAATTAATAGCATTACAACCTAGATTTATTTTAAATCAATTTCTTAGAGCACTACTTCTTGGAAAACAAGTATTTGTTGTAGATCTTGCTACTGATATTGAAGTTATGAAAGAAGTATGCTATTATGCCGAATCTGTTTTTTATATTGATCATCATGAATTAACATGGACACCAGAATCATTTGAACAAAAAAATCTGTATTATTACTACAATAAAGAAAATTCAGCATCTCATTTAACAATGGAATTTTTAAGTAAACATGAAATTGAATTATCAAAATCAGCAATCAAATGTATTGAATTAATCAATAAATTAGATCTCCATAAACCTTTGACAGAATCAGAAAATCATTTATTAGAAGGATGGATGTCAATATGTAGAGATAATAGGCAAATTTTAAATCCTTCTATTTTAGAAGATTGTTTTTCATTTGATGAATTGACAAATACTGTCAAATTTAATAGATTTGGTCGATATGTTCAATTTGAAGGAAAACAATTTCTTGAAAAAAGAAATAATTTGTATACAGAATTATGCAATAATATTAAAGTAATTGAAATTGAATCTCATAAAACTGCAGTTATTGAATATTATGAAAAGAATGATTTAGCTAATTTTATACTTGAAAAATTTCCAAATATTGAAATTGCTATTGTATGGGGTATAAGTGGTAAAAGAATTACAAGTAGCTGGAGATCTAGAACTATTAATCTTATTCCAATAGTATCAAAATATGGAGGTGGTGGACATATGAATGCATGTGGATTACTTCTTAATAATCAATTATTAAAAACATTAGGATTTACCTAATATTTTTTAATTTAAAAAATAAAAATAAAAATATTCAATGAACTAAAACATCAATGATTAAACAAATATACCATCAATTTCGTAGGGTAATTCGAATGGTGTAATTGGTTTAGGAGAATCTTCATCATCTTCATCATGTCGAAATGTACGCGAGATGCTTTCGTAAATTTTTTGTTTGATGCTTGGACGAAAGTAGTCAAGAGTACCATTTTGTAAAATCTTATTAGCGCATTTCGCTGATGAATCAAACTGTTTGAATTTCAAATAATGAATCATGATGAAAAATTGAGCAAAGAAGTAATATTTGCTCGTTTTTTTTACTGAGTGCAATAAATTCAAAGGTTGATAATCAACAACCGTTTCATGCCCAAAATATTGTGCAATGTAATGATAAAATGGATCATCATAATCATTATTGCAAATTTCTTGCCATCTTCTACCAAACAGTTGAGTAATTTTTTCTTGATCTGAATGATCAAAGGCATCATAAATAAATGAAATGAGTGCGTTTTCCATCATTATTTGATTTTAATTATTGTTTTGATTTGTTTTATATATAGGAAAAAATTCATTTTTTTCTATTATTTTTCTATCATTAAAAATATATAATCTATCATTTTTTGGTGCTTAACTCAATATCCTTAATTTATTCAATAATAGAAAATGTCAAATAGTACAGGAATAATAATTATTATGATACTATTTGTATTAATCTTTCAATATTCAAGTTATGCGGGATTTAGTATAGATAAAGATCAAATTCTGAATGATATTCTTGATAATCAAGATTTATTCAAAGGAGAACAATATTCAAAATTAAAGAATAAATTAAATTGGATGGATGCAGGTATATATAATGATGTCCGACTTCTTATTCGAAAAAACCAATTAAATAAACAAAATTTAAATGTAATTTTTCGTAAAAAAGTAGTTTAAATTTGAAATTTTTACATTATGTTTATTCAACTACATCACTATCCGATACTAAAAATGCAGTCAAATTTATATGATATTCCTATATCAGTAATTACGTTATCTCAATCAGCTAACTCATACTTTAGACAACCTAACTCATACTTTAGACAACCTAGAATTAATTTTATGAGTTATGATGATGAAAATAAAAAAGAAGAAAAACCTTTTAATCGTAATAAATTTTATTATAAAATCCTCAATCAAACAATGAAACATTATGATTTTCAATATCAATTAGGTTTAAATATTGATACTATTCCATTTAACCCATCTGGATCATGTAAACCAGGTGGGTTATATTTTACAGATTTAGAAAATGTATTTGATTATATGAATTATGGTACTTTAATTGCAAAAATTAGAATTCCTAAAAAAGCGAAAGTTCATACAGACACTGATAATATGTATACAAAATATAAAGCTGATATGATTTACATTGTTAGCATTACACCATTAGAAGATTTTCAATCATTATTTGATTCAAAAACTGTAGACCAAATACTTGTAAGGTCATTTAATTTACTTCAATATGTTAAAGATCAGACTGATGAAATATGTAAAAGTTTATTAAAACAAGATCCCTATGCAATTCAGTATATTAGAAACCAAACATTTGAATTATGTAAATTGGCTATTGATGGAAATCCAGATGTATTACAATTTGTTCAAAATCCATCATTTGAACTTTGTTTGTATGCACTAGAAAAAAATATTAATGTTGTTCAGTTTATTCCGGATTTAATCATTAGAGAAGTATTTCAAAAATATAATAAACTTTGTAATAAAATCAAATCAATTGAGCAAATTATTAACTCATCTGATTCAATAATTGATCAAAATACAGACGTTAAAAACATTAATCATTGATTATTAACAATTGATTATTGACTATTAACCCAATTCTAATATACAAAAAAATGGGTAATTCACAAAAGAAAACAAACGCAAACGAAATACCAATTACTGGTGATTTAATTCAAATATTTCCTTCTGGATTTGCCAAACCATCTAATGAAAAATTTGATATGCAGATCTTTTCAATTAAAAATATTTGATTCATGAGTTATTATTTGATTTTAAATTTATTTTTTTCATTTTGATTATACGATCTATAAAAATGAAACCAGTTCATAAAATAGTTGGTATTTTACAATATGCATTATTAATTGTTGTACTTGTTATATTGGTTGCTTATGCAGTTCAAGTTTATAAAACTAAAACATCGTTTGATGATTTATATAATAGTTTAGAAGGCGAAAGTTCAAAATATGCAAAAGAAGCAATTGAAGCTGCATTACAATCACCTGATGAAGAAAAAGATTCGGAATATTATTATCGTCTTGGAGTTATTTATCAGCATAATCTTCATGATACTTACACAGCTAATCAATATTATAAAATTGCATTAAAGAAATTAAACCAAGAATTAAAAGAAAATGGCGGACCAAATAATGATTATTTATATATAACTGATAGAATTGCTGATAATGCAAGACTTGGTGGAAATGCACAATTACAAAATTTAGCCTCAAATATCCAACATTTTGGCGTTGGACAACAATTAATTAATTTGCGACAAAATCCTGGTGGGTATGTAAATCAAGATACTTGGTTTGCACAAACATCTAAATTAATTCCATCAAACACATCAAATCGTGCTAATACTATTGAAAAAAATAAAACTTTTAAGTCAGATAGTCAAAATGTTCATGATAGCGCATTAACATGTTTCTTACGTGAACAATATGCAAAAATCAAAGAATATAATGCATCTGAAGGAATTAATTTCAGTCCTGAAGGATTCAAACCATCTCCAAAAAATTCTCAAAAAGTAAATTTTATTCTTGATACAATTAAAAGAAATTCATTTGATACATCATTAATTAATGGAACTGAATACGATTTGCTTGCCCAAGTATGGACTCGTATTAATAGTCGTGATAATGCACATAATAGAAATAAATTAATAGAAAGTTTAGAAGATCAATTAGCTGAATGTTCAACAGGACCAGGATCAACTGTTTGCGTAGCTGGTAGATGTAGTCATGTAATTTCAAGTTTAGCTCTGTTAGATAAAGATCCGACAATCGGTGTATTAAAAACAAAAGAAGTTTTGAGAAATGAATTATTAGATGGTGCTGCAAAAATTGTTGAAAAATATACAGGTACCAATTCAACCATTACTCCCAAAGAAGTAATAGACGATTTTATCGCTAGTCGCAATACATCTGCTGTACAAGAATTAAAACAAACGATTACAAATGAAATTAATAATTTAGGTAAAAGTTATGAAGGGAAATTGCCAGATGAACAACGTAATCTTGTTATTCAACAGAGTCTTGCTGTTGTGAATGATTAGAAAAAGTTAATTCGGTATTGTTGGTAAAATTTCTGTTTTAATTTTCTGAAGATTCATTAATACCATAAATTACCTTCTTATAAATAAGATACCGTGGTAAGATAATACATACCAAATCAATAACAAAATATATTAAAGCTAAATAACTACGAAAATCATAAAATGCTATGCTTGCAAGAATATTTAATATTGCAAAAATTTGTAAGGAATCACCACCAAATAAATCGAAACTTCTCACATATTTGGATTTTACTAATTGAGTCCAAAAGGAATCTAAAAAATTCCAAAAAGTAATAGATAATCCTAGTACTAAAAGCACCCAAAATGCTTCATTACACAAAAATCTGACATCAAGCATTTTATTTTTTATAACTAACTATTTATAAAAATAATACCTAATAATAATATTTCATATATTTATTAAATAAATAGATTTTAAATAGAAATGAAAATTGAAAATTTAATTTGAGAATTATACGCTTTCACACTTATTATTTGAATATTCGAATATCCGGTAAAATGTCATCAAATACTAGCGAAACTACTAATACTAGTGAAAATACTAATAGTACCGTTAATACTAACAGTACTACTAATACTAGTCGCCCAACTTTTGCTGATTTCTTGAAAACTATTTCTACAGGTCTTTCTCAGAATACTCAAACTAGTATTCCTCAAAATACACCCAATCAAACACCTAATGAACAAGAAACAAAGACACCTCATTCATGTCCTCATTTTGAATTTTTAGGGGCAATTCCTCTGAGAACTGATGGACGATCATTCAATGATCTCTTATCATCATTGGCTAGATCACAACCTCAAGAAGAAGATACTTCTTATATCAGAACTCTTACCGAAACAACTTTCAATGCAATGTGCGAATGTGTAAAGACAATGCTTAACAATAAAGCTGATTCTACTGAATTTTCAGATGCATGGCTTAAATTAGGAATTTTTAATAGTTTATATCAATCTATGTCAACCGAAAAAAAGCCATCTGATTATTTGCAAAAAATTCCTGAATGGTATTTTCGTGAAACTTGGAACGGCAACAATGAAAATGCTAGTGAAGATGAAAATGAAAATGAAAATGAAGATGAAAATGAAGATGAAGATGAAGATGAAGATGAAGATGAAGATGAAGATGAAGATGAAGAAGAAGAAACTAATTGATATTTAGCTTTCTAATTTAGATTAAAAAGATTTTATTTTTTAAATTATAAATCTATTATGGAGAAATTTCAATTTGATGAATTTTCAGGACAAGTTGAAGCTTATGTAAAAAAATATAATAAATTGCCGTATTGTCAAAATTGTCCAAAACCATATTTATGTTTAATATGTATGTCTTCAATTGGTGAAGCAATACTTGTACAAAAAAATCCAAAAAATAACATATTAATAAAAGATTTATCTTTTGTTAATCTAATAAAATTAAATACAACAATCAAAAAAATTGATTAAAATATAACAATATAAACTATTAATCATACATTAAACTAATTATCATATTAATGTCATTGTATTCTATCAGTTTAAAATTATCACCAGATGAAATATTTATTAGTATGATTAATTATACTGAATTAATCAATGAATTAAAAACAAAAAACATTCAACTTCAAAAACAGGGAAAAGAAGACGATAAACAATTCAAAGAAAATTTACTTCGTATTCGATTTTTAAATGAAGCAAAAATTAAATTAGCGCATGATTATTTGACTTACAATTATTCAATCATTGAGTAAATAAACGATTGAAAAATGAAGTTTATTTTTTTATAGATAGATTTATTAACGATTTATATTTTATATTTGCATAAAATCAAATCAAAAACTTTATAAATGGATTTTATTGATGATAATGACTTTTGGAAACAAGCCTTATCTTTATTACCCGATAAAGATAGTAAAAATACAGAGGAAAAAGGAGAAATATTTAACTTACATATCGAAGATATTAAATCGCTTAACAAACAACTCATATCAGGTTTACAAAATCCAATTTATATCACTAGAAATGGAATTTATATTACAGTAACAGGAATTGACTACCAGCTTATTAAAAAACTTTGTAATAAATTTACTATTAAAACAAAAAGCAATTTTGGAGCTCGGTGGAATGTTGCACGTGGATTTAATATTATTAAACCAAATACTAATACATTAATTTTAATGTTACCTAGATTTGGTTTCTTGGATTATTTATTCCATACATTAATTCAAGAACAGCAAAGACTGAAAGATCAAAATAGAAAAACTCAATACGCAGATTTGGTATTTTTATCAAAATTTTTCATTGGTTCTCTTGGAAATATCATTAATCAAATAGTTGTTCATAAACCAAACCCATTAATGAATGCGAAAGGACTTAAATTGGAAAATCATCAAACTAAAATTATAAATTATATTATGACAAATTATTTTAATCCATTTAATGCATCTATTGGATATGCAGGATTAAATCTTAAACTTAAAACAGGAGCTGGAAAATCATATATTGCAATAGCATTAATTGATCAACTTAAACAACCAACATTATTAATTGTACATAATCAACCTCAGGCTGAAGATATGTATGAATTAGCTAAAAAATATTTTCCTGATGTTAAAGTTGGTATTTATCATTCTAAAGAAAAGATTTTAGGTCAAATTATGATTGTAGTTATTCATTCAGCTTGTGGAGCTGAAGAATTTTCATTTTCCGATGAAACTGTCTGTGATCCAATAACTAAAAAAATAACTAAACAACCTCTAAAATTAACAGTTCCAGAATTTTTTAGTAGATTTGGTTTTGTAATATTTGACGAAAGTCATAAATATTGTAGTCCTGAATTTAGTAAAGTGTATTCTCGTTGTCAGTCAACTTTTATGCTTGGATTATCTGCAACACCTGGCGAACGTATTGATGGTTTTGATCCACTTACATACTGGAATGTTGGACAACTTGTTGATATTGCAGAACGTATTCCAAATTTACTTCAAGATGAACCTTTTAATACCAAAATTCTTGGAATCAAATATTCAGGAAGCCCTGATTACACATTATATAAATCTAATGATCATGGTATGTTTGATAATAATGCTACTTTAATTCAAATGATGGAAGATCCACATCGATTAAATCTTATTGTGTCGATATTGGAATTTTTAAATAATGAATCTCGTCATGTATATATTTTTAGTGATAGACTTGAATATCTTAATATCATTCGACGAGCATTATTTGATAAATTAAGAAAATCCAATAATTCAACAATTTCTAATATTGATACTTTAGATGAAGATTTAATTAAATTTATGGAAGATAAACCAGACTATAAGACATATCTTATTAATCTACAGAATAATATAAATGCTCAACTAGTACAAGAAAATAAACTTTGGCAAGAACGATTAAATCAAGCATCCACAAAAGAATTTTATGATAATCATTATGCTGAATCAATAAAATGGATTAAAGATAATCCAGAATTATTAAAATCTACAATTTGGTATGTAGATGCATATCGTCGATCAACTAATTATGGATCTTATATAAGTATTTTACAATCAATTGCACAGCAATCATTAAAAGAAGTTTATAGTTTCTTAAATAACTCATTGAAAGAAGAAAGTGAACCAGAATATTATACCCATTTAATGGAAACATACAAAACTAATTACATTGATCAACATATCGAGAATAAAACTACATTGTCAATTTTAACAGGTGGTGCAACAGGAGAACAGATTAGTACATCATCACAAAAAGCGACAATGATTTTTACAACATATGGATACATGGGAACTGGTAAATCCATTCCAAAAATGGATACAATATTATTTGTTACACCTCGACGAAATGGAGTTGAACAAGTAATTGGTAGGGTTTTTAGACCTGGGAAAAATAAAAATGAACGATGGATTATTGATATTATTGATTGGAAAATTAATTTAAAATCTCAATGGTATGAACGTTTAGATGTTTATGAAAGACAGAAATCACAAAATCGTAATCCAAATATTTGCGAAACTGAGATATCATTTACAGATCTTGAAGGCAAAAAAAATATTTTACAAACAATGCATACAATTTTTAAACCATTAGAAAATCCAATTAATAAATCAAAGTCTAATATTAATGATCTTATATTAGATTTTAGTAAACTAAATATTCCAAAAACCAATGAAACTAAAACTAATGAAACAAAAATAAAAAAAGTAAGAATTATTAAAAAATTCTAAAAAACACACTATTAAAAAAATCAAATTAACAAAAACCTACAATATTAATAATTCCTATTGTATATTTATTTTTTATTTAATTATATCAATTTATTTACCTGACATTTTTGTTAAAGCACTTAATTATTGTAAATATAAATACGATGCCTATATATTTTACTCATGATAATGGAGGTAGACCATTTATGGTATATGTCAATACAAAAACAAAAAAAATAGAAGTTTTTATTATAAATTTAGAAGCGTTTAATTCTTCTGAGGAAAGTAAATATATTAAAAAAGATCGTAAAGGTAATCCCTATTTAGTTTGTTATGATTTTGATTATTCTGATACTAAATTTATTACTAGAATTTACAGCAACTCAGTTTATAAAACAAACTATCATGAAATATTCATTGGTAATGATCCGAATCCTAAATTTAAAGATGGCTGGGCTTTAGGAAATAGTATTTTAATTAATAAAAATGGAAAAGAATACATTTTTATAGGACATGAAATTTATAGTTTTACTCCTCATGATCGTATCAAAGAATATCATTCAATTGTTGGAAATAGCGATGTACCTTATCCATTTGCAATTGGTGAAAAAAATGTATATTTTATGATTGAAGATCAATATGTTTCATTAGCTGGATTTTTACAAGATGAATTAAAAGATCCATATTCTAAATTATATGGTCATCATATTCCAAACTATTTCAATTATAAACATAATAAATACAGAATAAATGATGATGAAAAAAATGAAATTAAAATGTATGATTTATGGCAAAAATTATACATCAAGAAATTTCAGAAGAAAATATTAGTTAAACGTTCAGTTGATTAAATGTTTAATAATTATACCTAGATATATATGTAAAATACTTCATAAAAATATTCGCTTTTTATTTAAAAAAATTGAAATTAAAAATATACAATTAACACTTTCTACAACATTGTCAAAAGCAAAAATGGCAAATCTTGATAAACAATCTGATTACAAAATTGCTGCTCAAGAAATTGAGAACTTACTTAATTTGCATGAAAAAAACAAATCAATCCCATCCGATTATGTTACTAATGGTGTAAAATTAATTGAAGAAGCAAATAAAATACAATCGTATGATGAACTTGCCGACAAAATTTTGGAGTTTGATTCCAGTTACACAAAATTTCAAATCATTGAAATGCTCAAAGTATCATTTGATAACCAACCATTTTCCGAACAGGAATATAAAAATTATCTAATTAGATATGCAAACAATCTTAAATTGGAATCAGCTTGGAAATGTTCAAAAAAATTCTTCACAAATGGCAAACCATTTATTTGGTTCTATCCATATTTGCGTCGTGAAACTGCAATTAACTTCATTAATTCAGGTGCCAAAGTTTTCTTGGTACGCCATTCCGGAACTTTCAATAATAAATTTGTTGTAACTTACAGAAATTTATATTCTAATGATTTTTCTCATTGGTTGATTACTCATGATGACAATTCAAATTTCTGTTTGAGTTATAAAGGATTGGTATATCAAAATATTGAAACACTACTTCTTGATAATTTCGCAGATAAAATGGCAAATGGTCGTTCTCGTGAATCATTATATGAATATTCAACTAAATGCAGAATCAATGTTTCTAATAACAATATACATTAAAAATTTGGAAATTGTGATTATTACAGTTATGTCAAATTTGATTTTATTTTTTTAATTCAAATACATCAAAACTTTGAATAAAAAATTTAATCTAAAAATAAATTCAAATATTTCATATTAACAGATCAATATTTCTAAACTTTATCAAATAATAAAAATATGGATGATTTACTTAAAACATTAAATGAAGAATTTAAAACTCAAACGGTTGAAGATAAAATTAATGATATGTTTGATAATTTCGAAGAAGAAAAATATGATCCATTAAAAAAATCAGAATTATTACCTAAAACAAATCCACCTGTTATTGCAGGAATTTGTCCTGAATGGTGGAATATTTTAGTACCAACATCTGAAGTTGGTGTAATGTTACAAGAAGCTCTTAACAAAATCGCTACAACAGTAATCAAACCAATTCATCGTGATATTTTAAATTTCGCTAGATTTACAGATCCTAAAAAAATCAAAGTATTGATTATTGGTCAAGATCCATACGATACAGAAACACACGCACATGGATTAGCATTTAGTAGTCAAATGGATATCACACCAAAATCGTTGAGCAACATATTCAAAAGTCTTAGTTCCAATCAATTACTTTTACCCAACCAACAAACAAAATTACCTAAACAAAAACCTCTAACTAATAATTTAACTAGTTGGGCAACCCAAGGAGTTTTACTATTAAATACAGCTTTAACAGTTTTAGCTAATAAACCAAAATCTCACATAGATATTTGGCAAGAATATATAATTGAATTATTCAAATCAATTGGAAATTATTTATTATCTCAAGGAAAACAATTAATTGTCATTCTTTGGGGTAAGGAAGCGGAAAAATATGAGAAATATTTTACTAAACATAAAATTCTAAAATACCATCATCCAAGTCCTCTTGCTGGTGATTTTAGTAATTGCCCAAATTTTCTTGAATGTAATAAAATTCTTCAATCATTAGATCAACAACCAATTATTTGGGATCCTGATTATCCTACTTGGCTTGAAGTATATACAGATGGATCAAGTTATCCAAATAATACAGGACCTGATGTTGCGAGTGGTTATGCAGCAATTTTTACTACAGGTATTTATAAAGGATTAAAGATTTATGGTCGAACTGAAAATAAAGAACCATTCTTTAGTAATAATGTTCGTGCTGAAGGAACTGCAATAATTAAAGCATTAGAAAGAGTAATTCTACTTCCTCCTCTAAATCGACAACTACTTCATATTGTAACAGACTGCGAATTTTGGATTAATATGATTAGAACATGGATACCTAGCTGGATTGATAAATTTGGAATTGAAGTGATAACGGACTATGAAAAAAATTTATACCATCATAAAAATCCAGATCTTGTTTGTCAATTATGGACTCTTTTAGAGAAACTAAGAACAACAGGAACCTTTATTATAATTTCTCATGTTTATAGTCATGATAAAAAGAAAGGTAGCTTAACAGAAAAAACAGGAACTGAATATATGCGTTATATCTATAATAAGCTTGCTGATATTCTTGCAAATCATGTCAGAGTTAAACTCCAGAATGGTCAATATGGAGAAATGATGAGTGCTTTAGAATGTGAAGGTTTTAAATTTTAAGTTTAATCATTTTATATAATTTACTGATAAAGTTTTTATTTTTTCATTGAACAAGATTAAAAAATGAAAAATTAGCTTCTAAATTAAACAACTCACCATCAAATCAAAAATGGAATTCAAACAGATCGAAACCCAAACTAAAATCAGAAAAATACTGACAGATTACATCAAAGTAGTATCAAATGCTATTCAGAAAAAACAAGGAAATGATCAATATCATTGTCGTCAAATCCTTATGTGTGCATTGACAATTCAAAACTTTGGAATCCCAGTACAACATACTGATCTTAATCTTGATCAATTGATTCTTGATTGCACAGTCAATGACAAATACAGATCTTACGAATGTCTTGCATTCATGTATGAATTATGTCCATGCGATCCTTCAATTATGACAAAATACGATCTCATAATTCAATCCAAGGTGTTCAAAAAATGATTTTCTTTTTTAAATTTATGTTAATGATTTAAATACATTCCAATAAATAATAAAAAAACAATCGATGGGTAATTCCAAATCAACTAGTTATAAAGATGCAATACTAGCAATTAAAGAATTAAAAATCGATGATTTTAATAATATCGATATTTTTAATGGTGGGTGTTTATTATTTCCGATCAAAGGAATGAGTTTATTTCTTCTAAAAAGATGTTTACATGATGAATTGATAGATAATCCTGATGTTTACAAACAAACTACAAAATTTTACATATTTGTAAGAACAATTGATGGTCACAATTTTATTCAAGTTTCTTTACAACCATATGATCAATGTTTGGAAATATGGTTAGATTTTAATCTCAGAAAAGATGGTAAATTAGATATTCATTTAAATCAATTAGGGCATATTTATTTTGGACGAGCTGAAATGGAATTAATAAAAGTTTGCCAAAAAAATAATTGGTGCTGTAAAATCACCAAAACAAAAACAGATAAAGATTTGCAAATCGACATTCATATTAAAGGTGAATTAATTTAACAACAATATTTACAGCATGGAATTTTTTTAAATGTTTCAATTCCTTTTTTGGCAACATAAAGAACTAATTCAACTGCAGTAGGTCCCATTTCATCAATAACCCAAATTAAATCATCCTTAACAGTTTGGCTTAATTCAGGAGAATTCAAAATCATATACTTAAAGCAATCAAGTAAAATAATCTTTTTTTGTTCATTTGTTTTTGTTTGAATAGCTTTCACAATTTCCATGCCTTGAACTAATGCATCTAAAATATTTGATGTATTAAGATGTTTAACATCAATAACTAAACTTAATTCTTTACGGAGTTGTTCAACTAGAGGATCGAGTTTTTCTTCAGCCATTCCATATAAGAGAATTTGAATAATATTTAAGAAATTATCCTAAATGTATACTTATCTTATTAGATAACTTTAAATAAATATTACTAAATGTCAAACATTGAATTATATTTTAAAATTATCAAAGTCCATCGATTATCTAAATTTGAATTTATCACATTGAAATATCATTAAGACAATATTAAGCTAAATTGAATTAACAAAAACATAACAAAACTAATAAAAAATGTCTAGACGTAAAGTATCAACCGCTCCAATTTTACCTAAACCAATTGATCTTGTTTTTGATTGTAAACCATCATACAAATTTATGACAAAAATTCCAAGTATTGCTAGCCAACCTCTTGAAGAAGGTCAAATTAATCAAGATTATAATCAAAGTATGAATATACAAGATAAACATGAAAATAAACCCTTTGATTATTCAATTATTCAAGAATATATTAAAAATAACCCTGGTCATAAATTCATTTCTGAAGTTCCAAAAAGAATTCAAGAACTTGATGTAAATGATTTAAGCACCATTAATGATATGCAATTTGGTGATAAGAAAAAAGAATTTATGACTATTCTTGATGAGAAATCTCAAAAAATTCCTAGTGATATTGATGGTATTCATACAGTATTAACAGAATTTCAACGAACTGCTGTAGCTGCAATGATTGAAATTGAAGAAAAACGCTCGTCACAATTTTATGATAATGTTAAAGATAAAAATGGAGTTGTTCATGTTAGTTCAGCTGTATATAGTGATGAAGTAGGTTCTGGTAAAACAATTAGTAGTTTAGCATTAATTAGAATTAAACCATATCCTTTTAGAATTAATAATAATGGTGAACGAGTTAATGTTTGTCATGATTTGCGTCCAATTTATATCGACGATATGAGAGAATATCTTAAATATAATAAAAAGTATGACGATACTGGTTATCGTGGATTTATCAAACGAATATATAAAAATATCTTACAACCAACTATTGTATTTGCAGGTGTATCAGTTGCAAAACAATGGAGTGATGCAATTGAAACATTTACAAATTTTAAGTCAATTGAAATTGTAGATGTTAAAGGATTGGATTTGTTGATGAAATTAATCGAAAATGGTGAAATTAATAATTATGATATTGTTATTGTTAAAAATGGAACAGTTACGAGAGATGTTCAGCTTCCAGGTAGTCATATCAAAGAAGATAAAAATAAAGTGAGTACACCATTTATTTATAATATTATTGGAAATTTACGCAATATTGCATGGAGTAGATGTATTATTGATGATTTTGATAATATTCAGCTTCCTTCTAATGCTTCAATTATTAATGCATTATTTACATGGTATATTAGTAGTACTACTAAATATATGGTACATAATGCTATTCATAATAATCAGTTTAATAAAACTTCCGAAATTCTTTCGTATGAAAATGTTGCATGTGGTTCTATTATGCGAAATCAATTCTTATTTACAATGTTTAATGTTCGTAATTGTCATAAATTCATTGAAAATAATAATGGTTTAACACGACCATTATTCTATGTTGGAGTTTTTAAAGATCCAAATAATAAATTCACTGGTTTAATTGATAGTTTTAATAATGAAGAAACAAATGAACTTGTTCAAATGTTAAATTCAGGATCAATTAATACAGCTGCTGAAAAAGCTGGTGTAGCTGTTAAATCAGCTGGTGATATCTTTGAAAAGATTCTTGAAAAGAATTATGCGCTATATAAAAAAGCTGTTAATGCAATTAAATTTATTGATCGTTATTATGATGATGATAATAGATTACCAGCTAATGAAATTCCAACAGATCCTGAAGATCCCGATCACACTTATAATAAAGAACATTTATTTGCTGGTAAGATACCATCTTATAAATATCCTAATTTAAGACAACTTATGCGTGAAACCAAAGAAGAACAGGAACAAATTCGAAAAACAACTGATGTAGCTCTTAAAAGAGTTAAAGAAAACATTAAAAGTGGTAATTGTCCAATTTGTACAGTTCCCATTGCTGAAATTGATGGAGGTATCATGATTTGTAAAAAATGTAATGTAACTGGATGTGAGGAATGTATTACCCTTTCATGTTCATTCTATCCAGTAAACAATACAATTAAAGGATCATGTCCAATGTGTAGACAAGAGATTAAAATTACAGATATGATTCATGTTTCAAAAGATATTGAATTGAAAGATGTTGTTGAAGATAACTTTGATGCAAAAAGCCATTCAGTTGAAATAAAAGCTGCTGAATCTATTACTAATAATAAACCAAATGACGAAAAACAACCAATTGATGAACATGATACTGATGACATTGAGAAGAGAACAAAAATTACAGCATTGATTGATGTTATTAATGGCAAAATTCCAGTTGAGTTTAAACAAGCACGCATTAAGCTTAATCAATTACAAGATGGAAAAGATGAAACTATTGAAAGTCCTTATCCATATCGAAAGATTTTGATTTTCACAAGTTATGAAGAATCTATTGATAATATTAGTAAAGCTCTTAATCTTAGAAATATTGCATTTTGGAGATTAGCAGGTACTGCATCTAATATTAATCAGATCTCAAAAAAATTCAATGCGTATCAAGGTAATGCAGTACTAATTATTAATAGTTCTAAACATTGCGCTGGTTTGAATTTACAATCTGCAGATTGGTTAATTTATTTCCATAAAGTACTCGATACTAATATTGAAACACAAATTGCTGGTCGTGGACAACGTCTTGGAAGAAAGTCTACCCTTAAAATTGGTTATTTATTACACCCTAATGAAATTGCTCATATTAACTTTGTATAATCATTGGTTTACTTATCATACATTAGATTAAAAATTTGATTTTTTTATATTCATATTAACTTATTTGAATTATTCAAATTCTGAATTCGTAAACTTTAAAATAAATGTTTTCTTGTCGTTCAATTTTATCTGTTTTGATTATATTTGTAATTTGTTTATTTGACTTATTTTTATTTGTTGTAGGAGTTTATGAACTTTTCCATTATTTTGACAAATCTTTGTTACCAATAACATTGTTTCGATTATTATTAGTTCCTATGGTAATTGTATGTTTATCTTATGGAAACTGCCCAATAAAATGGCTTTCACAATGGATAACAACACCTATCTTTGTCATTGATTTACATGGAGCAATTTTGACAGTATTCCAAATTATCTATTATTTACACACCCGTAATTATATGTCTGTTGCTGAAATATCATTGATGTTAATAGCTTGGTTACTTGGAATTGTCGAATTTATTTTACCAAAGGATAAAAAGACTTGTTTAAGCATATCCATTTATGAACAATATAATTACCAATATACTCAATATGAAAATGTTTAATTTTTTATGCTATTCAAAAAATTGAAGTTCCTAGATTAATAAACAATTTCTCATTTCAATAAACCAAAAGCAAATATGATACTCGATATTCATAATCAAAACATTCAAGTTCTCATCAAAGAACGTCAATTGTTTGGTGAAATATTCTATCTTATCTATGTCAAATTTGGCATAAATATGTTTCAACTTGCCAATCCAATTGATCCACAAACTGATGAGGATTATCTTTCAAATGATTACCTAGACATCTATGATGGTTATCGTATTTTATACAATTTCAGATTGTGGTTTGGTCGTCAACCAGATCGATTAGAAGAAGTTGATCTTTGTTGGTCAGATCAACCTCAAGTTCAATATCGAGCATGTGAGCATCAAGCTACTCGTTATATTATATATACATCATTACCGCATAATGTTTCATTTGAAACATTTAAAAACAAAGTTGGTGAATCATTAATGAATTATTTCAGAGCTGAAGAAGTTCTTGAGAATGAAATACCTGACGAATCATTATCTGTACATGAACATGTACCTATTCTTCAAAGATGGAGACAAGACCAACAAGAAGATCATATCATTATTGACTATAATTATGATGATCTTTCTGGAAGTGATACAGAATAATGGATTGTTGCATAACTACTAATCACTAATTTTTAATTATTTTAAACAAAAATTGATTTTTTTATACTAAGATAAAACACTCAAAAGATTAATCATGCAAGTAAATTTTAGAAAATTAATTGACATTCTAACGGAACATAAGATCGATGATAGACTCATTGATGAAATTGTTCCAATATATTCAAACATTCAAATTCAATATGTTAATGGTATAACTGTTTTAGTTTATCAATCAATTATGTTTGAAAACGAAAAAACTATTGGTGAATTAAGAAAAGCAAGATTCTTATCAGGTATTCCCATTTTCATTTATTTGAACAAACGTGATTCAGAATTATTAATCACAAATTATCCTATGTTAGGAAAATGTTTATCTTTTAATACTAATCCAAATATTGCAAAATTTAGACAACCCAATCCAAAATCTAAATGTCATCCAGCATTCCGAAATTTACCTAAATGATATTTGATCAAGTAAATAATTATTTTTTTTAATCAAAACTCTATCTTTATATACATTATTTAACAACGGTACAAAAAAATATAAAAGCTTAAACATTAATTTTGATTATATTTATAATAAGATATTTAAAACAAGATATTTAAAACAAGCTATGTTGAACAATCAAATCATGAATATTAGCAAATTAGGAATTGCCTTAGATAGAAAATTTAAAAAAACTCTTACAGCTGATAAATATGAACATGTACTCCATAAAATGGATAAAATGATTGGAGTAATTTACGGTTCTGTTGTTGGATTATTAGCTGGAGCAGCTACACAACCATTAGGACCGCAATCGGCAGCACGAGCATTTGAAGAAAAAATACCATATACAACTATAATTGATAAAATGGCTATGATTGATCCTGTATTAGGACAATTACTTATTCAATTAACTGAATTTAAAAGTTCAAAATGGGATTCTGAAAAATTTAAAAATATGAGAAATTATTTATCAGTAGTCATTAATAGTTCACTTATTAAAGTTGATTTACAACCAGAGTTTGTTGAACAAATTCGTATGAATAAACAGGCTGAACTTTATTCATTGTTCTCAGAAGATTTTTATACACGTGTTCCATTATGTACATTTTTTGGAGAAAACACATTAACTGCTGTTATTGGTAAAATTATGCAAACGCATACCTCTTTTGATGCTTCTGCATATGGAATTATAGCAGCTTCAATTATTCAAATGCTTCTTCAACATGACAATTTATTTAATTTAGTTCATCATGATTCTAAAATTATGAGCATAACTGATTGGGATAAAATTTTACTTGAAAAAATCATTCCAATCATAACTCAATATCATGATTTGTATTGTGGACGTATGTTTGAAAATGCTCAATCTCCAAAAAGTGAAGCTGAAGAAAAAAGAATATTCTCATTGAAACAACGAGTTGAAAATTCATATAATGATATTGTTAAAAGAATTGAACTTATTACACAAATTTATAAAATTATTCCAGATGTAAAAGAAAATACAGATCATATGACCGAAGAACAAAAAACTGATTATCAAATTACTTCAATTTATGAATTTGGATTAAATTCAATAAAGCTAGATCAAAAACATAGTTCAAATCCAGCAATTCTTGCATGTTGGACAGTTAGAACATTACAAGCAATCAATGAAAAATTTAATTTTGATCAAATAGATCCATCATATATTTCAAGATTAATTATTAGATCTGTTGCTGTTAAAACTGGTTGTTCTGCGTATAATTGTATGATTGTTGGTGCTGTATTAGGTGCTGTATTTGGTTTTAATCAATTACCAGAAGAATTTTATGAGTCTATGGATTTAAAATTAATGGACAGGATCAATCGAGAAATTTGGGAAATTATTGCTGTTATGTAATTATTGATTATGAAGACATCTAATATTCGATTTAGCTACATAATTATCAATTAATACAATATATTAAATCAT